ATGAGGAGAACACATGACCAAAGACGAAGCCCTCGACTTGGCGCTGGAGGCGTTAGAGAAATCACTGCCAAGACTTGCGCCTTACGGTGAACAGGATTGGCTGGACAGCAGGGCAGCCATCACCGCCATAAAGCAAGCCCGTTCAGCACCTGTGCAGCCTGTGGCGTGGATGCACACTATGCTCGAAGACGTTGTTGTGGGGCATCGCCCTGCTGACTTGAATGTCCATCCAGATCGCTGGATGCCACTCTACAAAGACCCAACACCATGCCAAACATGCCAAGCACTGGCACGCACGGTGATGATGGATCAGACAGCGCACGACACCGCACTACCCGCAGCACAGCCAGCACCTGTGCAGCCTGTGGCAATTCCTGAATATGTGCGTAAGGCTGCAACAAATTTGCATGAAAACGGATTCCAAGAGCCAACTTTTATCAGGGCAATTGTTGGTTGGATCAATAGCACCCCACCCGCAGCACAGCGGCCTTTTGTTGGGCTGACGGATGAGGATCTGCGTGAGTTTGATGTTGACCCCGTTGAAGCCAAACTGATGATCGCCAAATTAAGGAGCAAGAACAATGGATGAACCTAAATACAGCCTCAAGTCAACCGAGCAGATATCCGTCTTCAACATCAAGCCCAACTACAACATCAGCTTTCACAACAACGGGAAAGAAATCGGCAAGCTGGACTTCAACGGCCCTGCACTGGTGTTCACTGGTGACGCAGAGGAAAGCGCCAAGGTCTTTATCGACTGGATCGCACGGAGCTTTCATGGGCGGCTGGAGGAGGAGCGCAAGGCAGAGCGTGAGGCGTGTTTGCGTGAGGCAGAGGTGGCTATTTCTTTGCTTAACGATCCTGTTGCCGCCATCCGAGCAAGGGGGAACACATGACCAAAGACCAATTGAAGGAACACAACGCCGCCGTGGAGGAAATGTTCCAAAAGATCAAGCCGATCATTGAAAGCTACGACAGTGACGTGGCGCTCCACACCCTGATGATTACCTTGGCCGCTTGTGGAAATCAGGTGGACCTTCCTGCCGAGCACTTCAAGGCACTGGTGGTGCAAGAGCTGGACCGTCTGATGCTTATTGAGGCAAAAGTGAGAGGGCTTCCATCATGACCAGCGAACAATTCCTTGTGCTGGCGGGTTGCATCTGGCTTGCCCCGCACATGCCAAAGCAGTTTGCCCAGATCGGCGGCAGCGCCATACTTATCGTGGCTGCGGCAATTGGATTGGGGTGGAAGCCATGACCCGCGAAGAACTCGCAGCTATCCCGCTGCAATACACCTTCGGCTACAGCGCCGAGGACCACGGCCTGCGCCAGTACGTCAACGAGGAGCACCAGATCGCCAAGCAGGTCTACACGCCCCGCAAGATCAGCACTGGCGAGTGGGGCAAAGGCGAGACCACCTTCAAGCTGTTGGACACCGGGGAAGAATTTGAAACCATCGACGGCCTGTTGGCCGGGATCAACGCACGAGGAACCAAATGAACATCATCGAACACACGCCCGCCGTAGCAAAGGCCCCCGAAGTGCCGCGCTATTTTCACTTCTCGCAAAACAACCCTGGAGGGACTTTTGAAGTCAATGAAAAAGTGGCGCATCACGTCATCATCCAAGCGCATTCCGAAAATGAGGCCAACAGACTTGCACTAGATGTCGGTATCTACTTCGATGGGTGCGCGTCCGGTGCAGACTGCACCTGCTGCGGCGACCGCTGGTCTACGGTATACGGCAAAGGGGACGAGACACCGCTGATCTATGGCGAAAACCCCGCCATGTACAAAGACTTTTTCACAAAACCGGGCCAGCCTGTGTGCCATGTGTACTACCTTGACGGCAGCAAGGCGACGTACCGCCAGCCTGAGAAGGAGAAGCCATGACCCACTGCCACGACTGCAACCGACCGCGCTTTCCAGAGGGTGGCGTCCAGATGACCCCCAAGCGCTGGATTTGCGCCAGGTGCTGGGGCCTGTTTTTGCAAGGCCGACAGCCGGTCAAGGAGACGGCATGAAATACACAGGGCCTGCCAAGCCAATCTCAACGTGGCGCAGGCCCCTGATTGACTACGTTGAAGCTGTTGTATTTTTGTTTGGAATTGTGATCGTCGGACTTGACGTTTATGTTTGGCGAGCGAACATCGTCTTGTGATTTTTCAACACTTAAACGGAAGCTGAAAGGAGCAACCAAATGAAAGTCCACAACGTAATGTGGTTTAGCAGCGGCAAAGGCCTGGTGGGCATCGTGCATGCCACGCAGGACGACGGCGAGCAAGGTTACTGGATTGCCCCGGCTGATGGATTCAACGAGGTGATCGACGCCAACTTGGTGGCCGCGCACGGCGCGCGGTTTCCGGACGCGGCAGGAAAAATACTTTTAGGGGAACACCATGGCAACTGAAATCATCGTCACCGCCAGCCAAGAGCAATGGCTTGAGCTGCGCAAGAAGGACGTCACCAGCACCGAGTCTGCGGCGCTGTTTGGCATGAGCCCTTACATCACGCATTTTGACCTCTGGCACCGCAAGCGCACGGGCGACGTGCCCGAGTTCAAGACCAACGACCGCATGGCCTGGGGTAACCGCCTGGAGGCCGCGATTGCGCACGGCATTGCCGAGGAACAGGGCTGGGAAATCCGGCCCATGAAGGAATACCTGCGCGACCCAGATCTGCGCATGGGCAGCTCGTTTGACTTTGTGATCACCAACCTGGGCGAGCCGGTGCATCTGGAAATCAAGAACGTGGATTACCTCGCCTTCCGCGACGGCTGGATTGAGCACGACGACAGCAGCATTGAGGCCCCAGAGCACATCGAAATGCAGGTGCAGCACCAGATGGGCGTCTCCGGTTTCAAACGCGCATTCATCGGCGCGTTCATCGGCGGCAACCGGGGCGTGGTGATCGAGCGCCTGCGCGACGAGGAGGTGATTGCCGCGATCAAAGCCAAGGTGGCCGACTTCTGGCGCACGGTGGACGCGGGCCTTGAGCCGGACCCGGTGATGCCAGGCGATGCCGAGGTGCTGATTCGCTTGAACCAGTACGCCAAGCCAGGCAAAGTGCTGGACGCCAGCAGCGACGATGTGCTGGCCGAGCTGATCGAGCGCTACAAGGTCGCCGCCGCCGCCGAGAAGAACGCGGGCGAGGACAAGGACGTGGCCAAGGCTGAGATTTTCAAGCACATCGCAGACGCCGAGAAGGTGCTCACCGGGGCCTGGACGGTAAGCGCCGCCATGCAGGCTGAAACGCCGCCAACGCTGATCACCGCCAACATGGTGGGGACCTCTTACGGCGGGCGAAAAGGCTTCAGAAATTTACGAATTAACCCACGTAAGCCCACGAAGTGATGGTACACTGATTGGGAATTCACAACACCGCCACCGGTCGGCTACCGGGTTTTAATCTGGCTGAATTGGCCGGAGATCAGGAGAAAAAATGACCCAAGTAACCGTTGTCGACCAGGTCCGCAACCAGCTGACCGCCATGACGCCGCAGTTTGCGGCAGCCCTTCCAAAGCACGTTGATGCTGCGCGATTTGTGCGCGTGGTGATGACCGCTGTGCAAATGACCCCGGCCCTGCTGGATGCCGACCGCCGCACGCTGTTTGCATCGGCCATGCGGGCCAGCCAGATGGGCTTGCTGCCCGACGGCCGCGAGGGTGCCATCGTCACCTTCAAGAACCAAGCGCAGTTCATGCCGATGGTCGCTGGCATCATGAAGCTGGTGCGCAACTCGGGCGAGATCAGCACATGGAGCGTCCAGGCGGTCTACGAAAACGACGCCTTCGACTTCTGCCTGGGCGACGAGGAGCACATCACGCACAAACCGGCGCTGGCCAACCGGGGCAAGCTGATTGCGGTGTATTCCATCGTGACCATGAAGGACGGCGAGAAGTCCCGCGAGGTGATGAGCGTTGAGGACGTCAACGCCATCCGCGCCCGCAGCCGCTCGGGCAACTCCGGCCCCTGGCAGACCGACTTTGCCGAGATGGCCAAGAAGACCGTGGTGCGCCGCCACAGCAAGCGCCTGCCGCTGTCCACCGATATCGACGGCATGATCAAAGAGGACGATGAGCTGTTCATGCCCGAGCAGGCCGCGCCAGAGGCCGCACAAGCCCCTGAAGCGCCGTCGGCAAGCAAGCGCCCCAGCCGACTGCAAAAGGTCGCCGAACAGGCCCCAGCGCCAGCCGATGAGCAGCACTGGCACGATTCGCCGAGCGATAACGACGGTGTGATTGATATGCCAACCACCAATACGGCTGGCCAGCAATCGGCAAACCAGACCGAAGAGCACGACAGCCCCATTTGATTTTTGGGCCGAAAGCGGATGCTGTGGAAGCCAGAAAGATCATCCCGCAAGGATGCCGCCACAGACGCAGCGAGTAGGCCCACCCCATTTTTAACCCCAGGAGCCCCACATGGAATACCGTATTTACCTCATCAAAGAGCTTGGCAACGACGGCACGCAAGACGACAAGATTCGTCTTGTGCGCGCTGGCAGCAAGGCCCAAGTCCTGCGCCACTTGGTCAAGGACCGCTTTTCGATTGAGAACCCCAGCACTGCTGACGTCGGCGATTTCGTCGAGGCCGGTGTGCCCATCGAGCGCGTTGCCAACAACGACAACGCTGACGCCATCTAAACCAGGAGCCCACCATGAGCGACAACAAACCATCCCCCATCAGCGTTGCAGCCGCAACCGACGTGTCCGAGTTCTTCACCGACCTGGACGGCGGCATCTTTGAGCGCAAGCTCTCGATTGCCCTGTCGCAGGTGGCCGCTGCCTGCACCGACCACGACAAGGTCGGCGAGGTCAATATCAAGCTGTCGTTCTCGCAGATCCCCGGCACCGGCCAGGTGCGCTGCGAGCACACGCTCAAGTTTGTCAAACCAACACTGGACGGCAAGTCTGGTGAAGAAGAAAAACGCGCCACCGTCCTGCACGTTGGCAAGTACGGCGCTCTCTCGCTTGCTCAGCCTTCGCTGATGGGCAAGCAGGGCGAGCTGGTCTAAGCGTCTGTTTTAAGGAGCACAACATGATCGACAAAGACGCCATCGAGGCCCTGCAACAGTCAGAGGCCATCACCGCCGCAAACGCCAATTCCAGCGCACCTTTTGTGACCGCGCTGCCAGAAAACTTCCGGCTGCATGACCTGGAAAAACACCAGACATTTCGCCGCCGCGCCATCGGCGTGATGAAGACCAACGCGCTGCCTGACTTTGCCACCTACGTGGAAGCACACGGCGAGCAAGGTGCCACGGTTTTTGTCAACGCAGCCGCCATGTCAGCAACTGCGGTCCTGAACCTCGGCATACCCGACGAGCCGGGCCAAGCCGACAACCTGGCTGTGCTTGATGCCCGCCGCACGGCCGCATTCCAAGCCATGCTTACGGTGTCTGGTGGCCAGGCGTTCAGCCAGCAAACCATCGCCGAGTTCTTGGAGGACTGGCCCAGCATGGTGTCCTGCTTCAACGACGAGGGCACCATCTCGCCCCCCAAGGCTATCGCCGCCATTCGCAAGGTCACCATTGAATCCATGCGCAAGATGGAGAACACCGAGAAGCAGCATGCCGCCAGCCGCAGCGCATTTGAAAGCGTCCAGGCCACCAGCACTGAGCCGCTGCCGACCTTGATTTACTTCCAAACCGTGCCTTACCACGGCCTGGCATCGCGCTTGTTTGTGATGCGCCTTGGCATTCGCACCGGCAACGAAAAACCCACCATCACTCTGCGTGTCCAGAATCTGGAGCAACACGAAGAGGAAATGGCAAACGAGCTGGCCGATCTGGTCCGCTCAACCGTTAAAACCACCCCCGTGCTTTTGGGCACATACCACCTCAAGTGAGAAAACCATGCAAATCCTGAAATTTGAATTGACCCCTGATGAGTACAACTTCATCCGCTCCGTGTTGGGCGACCTGCCAACCAAGTCGAACGCTTGGGTGTTCCTGAACAACTTGGAAAAGCAAGCCACGGCCCAAGTGCAGGCCGCGCAAGCAACCGCCCAAGTGCAAACCGCACAGGAACAGCCTGCCGCCGCACCTGCCGCAGAAGCCGTTTGATAACCCAGGGCCACCTTCGGGTGGCCCGCCCCTGGAGAGCCACATGGAGAAGTTTGAAAACCAGCTGCTCACGCCGCAGCAAGTGTCTGATCTGCTGCAGATCACGGTGGGCACGCTGGAAAACTGGCGGCTCAAAAATTACGGTCCCAAGTTTTTAAAGCTGGGTGGCCAACTTAAAAGCCCGGTCCGGTACCGACTGCAAGACGTTGAGGACTGGATGTTTGAGGACGCAAAAACACCCAAGGAGACTGTGAAATGACTTACGCAAGTGAAGAAGAAACCAGCGCCCTGATCGTGCCCGACACGCGCACGCCAGCCGAGAAGAAGCTCGACAAAATGCTGAACGATCGTGGCGCATGGGAAATGGGCGCAGAGCCGTACAACGTGCTTTACAAAATCGCCATCGAGTTGCTGGAGTCCAAATGAACCAGTCCCGCACCGCATCGCTGATCGAGTCCGTGTTCAACGTGGTGATTGGCTACGGCGTGGCGCTGGCCAGCCAGCTTGCAATCTTTCCGATGTTTGGCATTCACCTGCCGCTGTCGGATAACCTGGCCATTGGGGCCTGGTTCACCATCATCAGCCTGGTGCGCAGCTATGCGATCAGGCGCTGGTTCAACGCACGGCTGCAAAGAGCCGCACAGAAACTTGCAGGCATGAAATGAAAAAACGCAAACCCTCCAAGCCCATCCACATCTACCACTACAACCTGATGGATGTTTTGATGGCCAGCCCGACGCAGCCGCTGCAAGAGCACCTGCGCAGGCACCAGCTCACGCGCATGCACCAGGGCCTTGAGGCCATGGAGAAGGCCCCAGCGCCCACCACGGACGACTGGCGCGTGGTCAGCGACGCGGTCAACATCATGGAGACGCTGGTCAACAACAGCCCGTGGCTTGATTGCGACGGCGACCCCGTTGAAATCACCGATGCATCTGGCCTTCTTCCCGACGCGGTGACGGCCATGGCCATGGCTGGCAAGCGACACAGGGCGGGCGGCAACATCCGGTTGGATGGCTCAGGCATCCAGGCCGTGCGCAGCGTGCTGGCCGATTACGGCGACCTGCTCGAAGCCTTGCCAGCCAGGACCATGATCAAAGCGCACCGGGAAACCGAGCGCCGCATCCATGAAATACTTGTTGGCAAGAAAAAGCCGCACGACGTTGAGGTGATGGACCTATGACACCAGAAGAGCAAAACCTGGACATGCTGGTCGCCGAGCTGGACCGCGAGAACCGTTTGTTGAGGGCGCGCAATGAGCGGCTGGAGCGTGAGGCGGAGCAGCGAAAACCGTGGGTGGGGCTTACGGATGAGGAGATTCTGGCTGACGAAACTTTGCGCTATTACTTCGGCTTAAACGGCGGGGATGGCCCTGTGTCTCAGAAGGGCAAAAAGACTGTTGCCGCCATCGAAGCCAAGCTCCGTGAGAAAAACCATTGAGCCCCTGGACTTACATCCGCGCCATCTTGGGGCCTGGCCTGCACTGGATGCGCCCAGCCCAAGAGCTTCAAGATGCAATCAAACGCGCCGAGCTGGACGGCCAGGCGGCAGCCGCTGAGCACCTGCGCATCATTTTGGACACCCGCAACAAGGTCGCGTTCGACCAATAAAAAACCCCGCCTGGTTAGGGCGGGGTAAGGCTTCGAGTGCTCAACAACTGCTCATTCAAGCTCGTCCATCAGGTCAAGCTCAATCTGGGGTAAGGCCGATTCAGGCTTAGTCTCAATGTCCGCGTCAATGTCTGTCCGGGGCTGCTCAGCCTGCTCCACCATCGGGGCCGGGAATATCGATGTGGCACCACCCATGACCGCACCGCGCTCTGCGGCTGTTGAGCGCACGGCTTTGGGTGCCAAGCCCTTCTCGTACTGCTCCAAGAACTTCACTACCGCAGCAACCTCGCTGGGGTTCTTGGCCATCAGCATGTCGGAGAGCTTGTCGGCCACTTGGGGGCTGAGCGTCGAGCTGCGCGCCACCCGGGCTGCCATGCTGGTCAAAGACGGCCAGAAGCCGCCAGTGACTGCGTTGGCCACAGCCTCGCCAACGCCTGGGCCTTCATCCAGCGCCTCGCGCATTGCACCGCGTTTTGCCGTTTGCGAGCCGCCCAAAATCTTGTTGGCCTGCTGAAACAACTGCGCCTCGCGCTCCAGCGCAGTCTGGAATAAACGGAAGTGGGCCGGATCGTCAAACAGCGGCTGCAACTTGGAGACGGTTTCAGGCGAGTTGATGATGCGGCTTGCAGCGTTGAAGTTTGTCGATGGGTCCATGACCTTGCCGTAAAGACTCCGC